TGTATTTAAGCGTGGTTATAACAAGGTTGAACGTCGTGTTCTGCTCCGTAACCTGAAGGCTGCTGCCTCTATCCTGCTCCCGGCAGGTGCTGATGTACGCCGCGTGTACGCAATCAATGAAACCACGACTGCATCCAACCTCACTGTAGGTAATGCTGCAGCTGGTGCACAGTATCTTGCCTCTGTAGCCGTTCCGGTGTCAGACGTCAATGGTGCTGGTCTTCTCTCTGCTCCTGCAATTGCGCTCACTCCGTCGAAGGTAGAGTCCAATCTGCACGTAACCCTGTCTGCATACCCGATTAAGAACCCGACTGCACCGTCTGCTAAGCAGCGTGGTGGTATCACGGTCGTCGTCGAGTATGTCGAGCTGCTTGATAGCCTGTCTATCGCTAAGCTCCAGACGCAGGTCCAGTACTAAGCCTTATTAGTACAAGTTAGTTATTCCAGCTGATCCTTCGGTATGCATCTTCGGGTGTATATCGGAGGTCAGAATGTAGAAATGGCGAAATTTTTCGTAGGGGTATCTAACTACAAACCGCGCGGCAGTTCCCCCATAGGGCCCTAGCAAAACGCTCATTATAATATATGGCTGCAATCCGACTTGATGCAGCGTGTACTAGCCGGGCTATGATCAGGCTTAAGCCAGTACCCTACCTAGTACGTAAGCCAGAGTAACACAGCGTAGCCGATAGCTGACATACCAGTGATAGCCAGCATGGATAATGCCAGTAGCTCAAAGCCTGTTATCCTTGGCTTGGGATTGATACGCTTCCGTCTGGACATCTGTCTGTCTTTACTCCGTTCAATCACTTATTGGCATAGATATAAACTAGGTATCGACCAGATACAAGGGCTATTTACCTCCCTATTAGGAATAAAAGGCTGATCTTGTATCAGTCCGGCATGCGCATAGATTAATAACTAGAATACATACTATAATAAGCTAGATAATAGCATAGATATGATCATAGATAGACACATAGATACATACATAGATGACTACATAGGACATACCAAGCCAAGCATGGATATATACTAGTAGGACATAGATAATATACATAGATAGAGGCCAGATAGGATAGCTAGAGAACATACTAGATTATATAATATGAGATAATACTAGTAAGAATACAGATTGTAACTAGCTTATACTATCATAGCGGCGCTAGCTGACTATCCTAGCTGTAAATACAGGGTATAAATGCAGAAATAAGCTAATTAAATCAAGTATTTATCATTTTTTCAAAATAGGGGCTATACAAGCTTATCAAATCAGTTTACCTCTATTGTCACTGGAAACAGAGAGGCGCAGGGCTCTTCCCTAGGGATAACAAGCCTGCCTGTCGCAAGAGAGTACAGACAGTAGACCTTAAGCTCTCGTGAATTTGGGTTACACACCTACTTGATAGGTTGAGATATAACCCTAAAGACTATAGGCGGATAGTACAGCGTAATTGCCAGCTAACCGGCCAAAATTGGTTAGCATATGTAAGACGCAGTGCATACAAGCTTAATACTGGTAATAGTTGGTAACACTTAGTTCTGGCGAGGCAATACCAAGCTGCTAGAAGCGTGAAAACGGCTAAATACACTACCAAGCCAAGCTAGGCTGAAACGTGATACTATCTAATCATATGGCTGCTAGAAGTATGGATATACCCTAGCTCTGCGATTGATTAGCACAATGATCCGATATCCGAGAGTGTTAGCAACACCGGCCAATGTAGTCACTAGCTTACGAGCTACACTAAACAGGGTTCAAAGGGTAACTGAGTGGGTACAGCATTAGGATCAGAGTGATACGGGAATACTGGCTGTTTAGCAGTATATCCTTCCATATCGGCCTTGCCTCAATCATATGTAGCAAGTAGCGACGGAAGGGCTTAATATACAGGTGTGATAGCTACTTGAACCGTATCACTTGTGGGCTTTGGTGGGTGCAGGGTTAGTACCTGTATGTTTAGCTAACGCGGCATACAATAGGTCCTGCATCTTCCCAAGCTTACAGGCTTGTGTATGTGGAGAACGATGGAGTAAAGAGCATGCTAAACGTGCTTATGTTACGTGGTGCAGCGATATATGTAGCTCGTGCTGCTGTATCGGCTGGCGTGGGTGTTATCGCAGTATCGGCCATTACTAAGGCAGGTTCTGCAGTACATCATGAAATCAAGATGTATCGTGCATATCGTAAGGCTTATCAACAAGCCGAACGTGAGTATGATGCAGCACATACTGAGGGAGATGAATAATGGGTATCAACCTGTTTCTTATCTCCGCTTTCATCGTCGGTTGTTTCATCCTGTATCGCAACTATCGTACATGGATGTTCATTCGGCAAATGCGTGCGTACAACAGGCGTATGCGGGCGTATAATGAGGGTGTCAAAGCCTTCACTGCCAGCTACAAAGATGGTGTATACCATGCGTAGCTTACCGCGTATATATGTGGTTATGGTCTGTGTACTTGCTACATGGGCCGTAGGCATAGCAGGTGGCGCACTGGCGTATGTTGGCGTGTGCTGGCTTGAGCGCCATATGCATTGATAAGGTTCGCACAAGGTTCATAGTATACCCTATTCGTAGGGTATATTGAGCATCTTGGCTCTGAACAAGGAGAAATACTATGCCTACATCTACAGGTAAGATTGCAAAGGTGGCAAAGCGCGAACAGGCTGTGTCTGCTCCGCCGGTCACGATCATCACTAAGCTGGCTGATATCAAGAAGGCCACGGACGAACTCAAGACACGCGGCGCAACGTTGCAGCATGATACGCATGTTCTGGCGTGCTCTGTGCTGGCGGCTGTGTCTCGACACGGCAATATCAACGTGCTCACACACTTCCTTGCGGCTGTGCCGGATATGGTGCGCGTCAATGCGCTGCAATCATGGTTCGAAGCATTCGGCCAAGTGTCGTATGCGCCGCTCAAAGAGGGTGAAACGCCTGTATGGCGTATCGACCGTTCCAAGAAGACAAAGCTTGGAGACGCTATGGTCAAGCCGTTCTGGAAGTTCAAGGCTCATGAGGGCGCACCCTATGAGCCGCTGGATATGAAGAAATGGCTTGAGCAGGCTATTGCGCGTCTTACCAAGGATGCACAGAAGACAGGCACTAGCCATGACCATCTCGTGCTGTTCCTCAAGACGTACAATCCGGAGATGGAGCAGGGCAAGCCGACACAGGTCACTACTGCCGATCTGATCCAGCAGAATGCAATCCAGCAGGCACAGGCTAATGCAGCCAATGGTGCACCTGCACACCACTAATAGGTGAGGGCTTAGGCCCTCCCTTACTACAAGCCGACACTCTCAAACGGGCGCACGAAGTCGGGGAAGAAAGCCCACCTAAGATGACGATACCGAGTGATACATAGTGGAGCATACTCGGACCACCATGAGTGTCATAACACTCCCCCACATTAACACGGATAGGAGTATGGTAACATGTTCTCTATGATAGCTGGTCTTATTGTCGCGGGTTTTGCGCTGACATTGACATTCTTCCTAACTATGCATCGTACGGGGTTCTTGCGTAGGTTCTTGGGATATGCTGGATATGTGGACGTGCTGTTTACTATACTCATATTTGCGTTGTTTGCGCATACCTTCTCAGGCGTCATAGCAGGCACGTTTGCGGGCTTGTTCTTGGCTATTGGGTTGACGATACTGCGCAACACTCTTGGGTACGAGCGGCTGCACTTTGAGCGTGTTGCATGGTATCGTGGTGGATACCGTATGCGGTGGGTCTATCACCCGCCTAAGTGGAAGCAGGAACAACAGGATGAGGCCGACTACCCAATCAGGAATGTTAACTGAATTCTATAACCACTACAGCATGTGGATACGTGCAGGTGCGCCAGTAGCTGACGATATACCATTCGTCCGTAATGACGGGCTTTGCTACAACCTCATATGCTGGCTACGGCATAACTCAGAGCGACGGTCTCGCTCATCCCGCATGAAGATACATCCTTCCGATGAGATGGAAATGCAGTTTGAGGCTGCAGGCTATCGTAAGGAATTTCCATTTAATAGGCATTGGTACTCTTACAAGCGCGAAAGCATAGAGTATCAGTGCCACCTGAATAGAGATCGTGTCGAGTGGGCACTCAGGCACAGTGATCTTGTATAGTAGCGTAAGAAAGTATCAGCAGTAGTGCTGACCGAATACCCTAGTGTGTCATGCAAGTCCGCGACACTAGGGTATTTCTGTGAGTACTAGTTGGGTCGGACATTAACGGGGAAAGGACCATATTATGTCTACTTCACAATCTACATTTCAGCTTACAGTGCATGACTTCTATAAGGCGTATGCCAAGTGGTTGTTCAATCCAGATGATGAAAGCATTTTCGAGAAGCGTGCAGGACTGTGTGATAACCTGTATGGATACATGGGTTATCACTATGGTGAGCCTGCTGGTATGCGTGGTGGCGGTACATACAGATATTACAATATGCGTGGTTCTGCTTACCAGCACTTCGAACAGCAGGATACCCTGTTGCACCAGCACTTCCGGGAAGCTGGTCTTGATACTGTGTTCCCGTTCGATACAGAAGGTAGCTACATGCGGGCTGCTCACAACAAAACGCAGCACCTGAACGAGAAGCGGTGTGCGTTTGTGTTTGCACACTCGCATGATAACCAGTCAGCTATGCTTGGCATGTTCTATCGCTGGCTTGTCAACGAGCTTGATACAGGTAACATAATCAGACAGCGCGGTATCTGCAACTATGTCGATACATGGTGCAGTCAAGAGCACATCGCTTATGATGCTAACTGCGCCGTTACAGAGGAGCTTAAGCAACAGTTCGAGAACACGTATGCTAACGACCTTGCGCCATTCAATGGCAATATGCGCGGCTTTTGGGCTGAGCAGGATAGACTTGCTCTATGGGACAACCCTAAGCGTGTCGAATGGGTACGAGCGCATGCACAGTTAGTCCAGTAGGGCTGATTGGTGAGTGCTGGTTAGTTGAAACACTACTAATCTGTAGCCCGCACGAGAATGTGCATAGTGCAGCACTCACTTAATGAACCCTAGTGTACAATGAGCAATATAGGAGATTACTATGCTCGTACAAAATCGTGAATACTTCATCAATCAGTACGGTAAGCAGCGTGGCGTCACAGTCATGCATCGTATGCGTACATGGTACAGCATGCAGTTCAAGCTTGCGCAGCGCGAGAAGCGTACTGCTGATGCTACCCGCTTTTCCGGTCTTATCGACCACATGTCCACTCTCATCAAGGGCTAATCTCTATGATCCAGCATGCAACCAAGAGCTTGAAGCAGGCACGTCACAAGGGCCGCATGAATGCACGCCGTTCGGCCTATAAGTCTATGGTCCTTATTCGGCAGGGTGTAGACCGCGAAGCGGATATTATCTACCCAAATAGGGCCGATGCTATTTACATGCGACAGCTGAACCGTAAGCATCGTCGCCAGCTTGCAAGCACTCGTTATCGCAAGATGATGAAGGCATTTATTGCGGGCGCTGTCTAATGGCTTACGGTCGATGGACTGCATATGATCGCAGTATCTGGCGCAAGCTATGGGATTGGTGGCGTAAATGATGACGTTTCGCGAAGCACAGCAAAGGCTGCTCTTGCACGGTATGAGGATTAGCCGTGTACAGGGTAGTGTACAGGTGCGCGTGAGCTTCGCAGAGGAAGACTGGCGCACCGCAGAACGTTCGGCGTACTACACAGATTGTGTAGAAGATGCAGCAATTGAAGGCGCTAAGATGCGCAAGAAGAAAGGATATCCGTATGAAGTCCGTAATCAAGAAGGTAGTATCCGGGATTGTAATGCTGGCAACGCAGCCGCTATCCGGAGATGGATTGCTACGCAAGCACGACAAGATGCTAGACGCGCACGCAGCACGAGTATCTAAGGTATACGACAAGCATCGTCGTGCAAAGGAGAAGCTGCACAACCACGCTGCAAAGCTGGTTGATATTGCTGACGCTACTGCACGTAAGCACGGCACAATCATCAATCAGGAGCTTGATACTCTTGATGCGCAGCTTGACGCCATCAAGGCACGCAAGGCCGATGTTATCCGTGTAGGTGAAACTCTGCGTGAGCAGTCCGAAGACAAGATTCGCCATCTGCGTGAAGTGCGTGCCAAGATTGCAGGCGTGCAGATTTCTGGCGTCTAATACCAGCATCTAACGGGGAATATAGGAATGTACGGGGTACAACAACGGACTTAATCGCCTTAATGACACGAGTGAGCGTGCACAGGTGGAAGATAGTCTCTTGAGTGCATTCGGTAATAAACCGGGCTCTACAAGACGTGCAGAGCGCCGGAAGCGTAAAGGGTGGGACAAGTAAGACCTACTCTGTATAACTAGGTTAATCCTCACTATTAGGATAACCAAGCGATCTGGCAAGAGGCTAGACGCTTAAACAAACTTGAACTAGCTAGGAAAGGAATACAAATGTCTGATCTCGATCTCATCAACCAGCTTGGCCTTGGTACTGAAACTGTTACGGAAACCGCTGCTGAGGTAGCTGCTGACGCTGAGGCTGCTACTACGAGCCGCGCACCGCGTACGGAAATCAAGATTACGGGTACGATTGCCAAGTCTTCTGGTCGTCTGCCTGCTCGTGCTACGAATGGTGGTGGCTTTGGTGATCGTGAGTCCAAGTACCCGTTCGAGTCTCTGGCTGCACCTGTACTCGCCACGGATGAAGAAGGCGAATACTGGTCCTTCGACTTCTTTGAAGTCAAGCTGTCTGATGTAGAGAACGCTGACGCTAAGAAGCTGCAGGGTGCTATTCAGGCCGCTGCGGCTGCACAGAACAAGAAGAACAAGGAAGAAGGCACGGGCATCAAGTATGTTACCCGTACTGTCCTTGGCGAGAATGAAGAGTATGTAGGTTCTGCTGTATATCGTGTAGACGATAAAGCACAGGGCTAATACTTGAAGTTTTCTAAAGGCGGCTGAACCGCCACAAAGGAACGGGAGGGATATAAGGTCCCTCCCTGCCCTATTGATATTGGAACACACTAGACTCTGGTCGCATTACGGTAAGCGTAGGCTGTAGGTTGCGTAGGGTACTAACGCCTAGTGTGTTTCAGTATCAATAGGTTTTTTCGTGAGCACAGGAAAGGATAGTCTCATGGATTTGCATGAAATGCGTACACTCGTGGAAGCATGCACATACAAACCGGGATGGAACATCATTTTCCATGCCGGAGATAAGGAACGAGCAAGCGACGGGTATAATATGTTCCCGGTTTATGGCCGTCCTTATATCCAGATCGAAGTCACTGAAGAAGCTGAAGCCAGTACAGAAGCGTCTGGTCCGGCTAAAGGCGAACGTAGTCCGTGGAAGTCCGGTAAACGGTACTTGAGCGAGTTCATGTGTCGCCAAGAGATTATCGGTGTAGTCTTCGGACTTATCACGGATGCTGAGATGCATGAAGCGCGGGAATGGTTCCGCTACAAGAACGCGAGTATCTTCAATCCGCATTTGGACCCTGATGTGCTGGCAGAAGTGGCTCGTAAGCGGGCTAGCTCTAACGTGCGTGAGAACGCAATGAGTATGCAGGAGAATACAATTGGATAGGACAGTTCCGGCAGCAGCAGCTGCAATCCTCACATTCATCTATCGCGGTGAGAGTGGCGGCAACTATGACAAGATGAGTGCAGGTGCGGAGAAGCGCTTTAAGAAGCGTATTACCAGCATGAGCATTAACGAGGTACTTGCAGCATTCGACACGGATGCAGAGCGTAAGGCACTCGGTATGATCTCATCGGCTGTAGGCGCACCCCAGTTTATCAACAAGACCTTGCGCGCACTGGTCGCGAAGCTTGGGCTAACCGGTAAGGAAAAGCTTGATGCGAACATGCAAGATCGTCTGGCATACCAGCTATTGCGTGACCGTGGTTACGACGCATGGGTTTCCGGCCGAATTGATACCGTGGAGTTCGCTAAGCGCCTTGCGCAAGAGTGGGCAAGCTTGCCTGTACTTGCCGGGACGAAGAATGCTAAAGGTCAGAACATCAAGCGAGGGTCAGGGTATTACGATGGTGATGGCCTTAACTCGGCTAAGCATGTATCGGCTGATATTTTTGAGCATACGCTCGAAGATGCTTTGGCGAATAAGCAGGTTGCTGTACTCGTCAAACCGGCGAACACGCCTGCTGTAGCTACTACCAAATATGCTGTAGCTGCTGGTACTGCCGTTACGGTAGTAGGTGGCGCTAACGAGGCTGCACAGGCTGTTACAGACTGGTCTCCGGTTATCAACTTGGCTAGCACGATTGGACAGTACGGCTGGATTGCAGCTGCTGTCCTCGTGGGCGGTATTGCCGCTGTAGTCATTGCTCGCAAGGTGTGGAAATGAACTATGTGGACGCTATTGTTAAACGCAACAGGCATCTCGAAATTATGGCCTTACATTATCGTGGCCCTGATCGTGATGGCCATCCTCGTCGCGGCCTACATACAGGGTCGATCGTCAGGGATCGCCAGCGCGTCAACCAAGCAACTGAACGACTGGTTGAATACCCAACATCGTGAGGCTAAGCAGCGTGCAGATATTGAAAGTATGCGCACTAGTACTGCTCGTGAGCAGTTGCGTAAGCGTTGGGCAAAGCGCTAAGTACTGTGGTCCTAATGACCACCCTACGTACTTCACAGAAGAGCAGATCGACCACATGGACGATCAGCAGATTAAAGATCAGTTGGCAAAGAATGAAGCACTGGTAGCGAAAGGCTGCGCAGTACCAAACAAGGATTAACGGTTATGCTTCCTCATCTCATGCAGTTGAACTCTGTAATGCAGGCTATCACAGCTGGCGGCGTCGTACAGCTGGAATACTCGTGCTACGGTCAGAAGTACGATATGTATAAAGTAAAGGATGCTCTTGAAGAGCGCGGGTATAACGTGCTCGGTAAGGGATATTTCAGCGTGGTTGTGTCTACGCTGGAAAGTGAGATGAGGAATACCGTTATCAAGATTGGTGGCTGTGTAAGTGATGCTTGGTTGGCATTCGCTGTATACGCAATGAACAACCCTGCCCCGTGGCTTCCGGTTATACACTCTATCCACATGAACAAGACGTTTTATGTAGTGGAGATGGAAAAGCTGTCTTCCATTAAGCTTACTGGCAGCAAGTATGACTTCATGAATGAACTGCGTACTAAGTGTGTGCAGGAAAACCCTGCTGTTAAGGGTCAGTATGTATTCGAGAAGACTGCTATTTGCTGGCACCTACGTGGTCCGTCTATGTCCGGTATGCAGAATGCTCTTGGCGAGATCAATGATCTGCATGATGAGAATTACATGTGGAGAGATGATCAGCTTGTGTTGACTGACCCTTACCACAAGACTGAGGCCAAGCTGCCTAAAGCACCACTGAGCGAATGGTCAACTGTACGGGTGCAGTATGAAGATTACAGAGCAGAACTTCCTGACACTGGCGAAGTCTCTACCATTGGGGGGGAAGCGGAAGTACAATCACTGCGGGAACAGCCCGTCGATGACGCTGCACAACGACTTGAGGCGGATATGGGCGTACTGCCACAGGTGCGAGAAGACATACCAGTCGGACAGGGCTTCTTTGTTGAGTATGGCAGAGTTGGACCAGTACGAGCGGCAGGGCCTAAGCCAGAAGACGATAAGCGTCCCTTCCGACTGCGTACAGGAATACAAGGCAGACGAGCCGATATCCTTGTTGTGGATGACTTGGCTCCTGCGTGGGGGGATTTCGCAGCAATTGAGGCGAGAGTACTCGCTGGGTTGGAGCAAGAAGTTAGGGCGGGCCGTGTTGCCCGTGTACACGACGCATTCGTCTTCAATGCTAGAGACTTTGGTCCTGCGGGCGTTGTTACCAAACCAAAGTCCGAAGTACATAATGGACAGCCTATCCCCGAATACTGCCGTGTTCCTAAGCAAGCCCGAGCGGGCAAGCCTGATGAAGATGGACGAGCAAGACCGCCTGTACGACGTGGTTTTCGTGGAGGACGTATTGTCGTGCATAAGAGTAGGCGAGTATGTGCCGACAGGGAGCTTGCTTGGGACTGGGCTAGGATCGGGGAAATTGGACAGGATCATATCCGCAGGGTCGAGGCAGAGTGGGAAGCCGTTGCGATGCGGGCTTTGGTTGGACCCGGACAAGGCAGGGCAGCAGGGAAACAAGAAGCTCCTGAGAAGCCTGTCTTTAATGGGGCTAGAGTGCTCAATAATTTCCTCGCCTAGAGACCCCAAGAACATGAGTAACTATGAAATACAAAGGAGACTGTTAGTTGATCGATGTGATCCTATTGAGGATTATGCAGAACAAAAAGGACTATCAGATCCTATCACCTATGGTTCATCTGGATGCACTGGACGCTGAGACAAGCGCACTAGTCACAGACATTGGTAGATACTTCGATGGCTTTCCTAGCCATGAGAAGATTGATCTGACTACCTTCATGACACGGTTCCCCGGATGGCACAAGGGAATAACTGACGAGAAGGTACGGGAATACGCCCGTATCATGGCTAACGCTTGTAAGCAGGAAGCAGATGATGATCAGAAGGCTTACATTCTACAAGAGATTGCTGACCAAGATGTTGCTATACGCTTGGCTAACATTGTCGCCGATTACAGGGAAGGTGAGGTTGATGACCTCATGGGCACCCTATCAGAGCAGATGGATAAGTACCGGCGATCACGCGGTATCAAACAAATTAAGTTTATCGAAACGCCTATCCGTGAGCTTCTAAAACAGGATACTAACAATGAGGGTGTATCATGGCGGCTCAATACTCTTAACTCTACAATGCGACGGTTACGACCGGGTGACTTTGGTATCATTGCCGCCCGTCCTGACAAGGGCAAAACGTCGTTCATTGCCAGTGAAATCTCGTGGATGGCTCCGCAGCTACCCGCAGATAAGAATGTCCTATGGCTTAACAATGAAGGACTAGGGACTAGGATTATCCCTCGTGTATGGCAGGCTACGCTCAACCTGACTATACCTGAAATGGTGGCGCTCGACCGTGAGGATAAGCTTGAGGAGCAATACCTTAAGCTGATGAAGCGCTTCGATAAAGTGCGCATCGTGGATATTCACGGTCTGAACAATAGCCAAGTAGAATTGATTATTGAGCAGAACAATCCGGGTATCATCGTGTATGACATGATCGATAACATTTCCGGGTTTGGTGAGGCTGCACGTACCGATCTGGCGCTAGAGAAGATGTACCAGTGGGCACGAGAACGATCCGTCAAGTATGAAACTATTGGTCTGGCTACCAGTCAGATTAGTAACGATGGTGACGGGCTGCGCTACCCGACAATGAGTATGCTCAAGGACAGTAAGACTGGTAAGCAGGGTGCTTGCGACTTCCAAATCATGATTGGTGCGGTAGAAGACAAGAACATGCAAACTAGTCGGTTCATGGGTATCCCTAAGAATAAACTCCGGCTGCCAACTGGACCTAGCACACCTGATGATGGTGAGGTTCGGTTTGACGCAGCACGTAGCAGGTTCATTGACCTGAACTACACAGACACAGGAGTCAAGGATTGACAGAAGTAGTATCTAAGGGAGCAGGTAAGCTCCCTACTGAACGCAAGCCTAAGACGGCAGGTGTTATCCCTTCCCCTGATAACTTCCGTGAGAAGGCAAAGGGTAAACGGTTCATCCTGACATGTGCGCAGAATAACACGAAGCTACACACTGGCTTTTGGAATAACCTGTTAGCACTGGCTAAGCATCGTAAGGCACAGATCATGGTATCGGCCATTACGTATAACAAGTCTGGTTTCCAGAACGCTACGAAGGGCGGAGACGATGAAGAACAGTGGTTCGATGAGCGTATCGCTAAGTACAGGCGTGACGATAGTATACAGATTGCGCCCGGTCTGGTTTTCTCCGCAGAGTTGGATATCCTTCCTACGGCTAAAGACCCCCTCTCGGGACTTGACAACTATACAGCCACAAACAGCATGGTTGTCCCACATACAAAGGTCCATATGCGTAGCTACGCAGGGCTTCTGTCTGGACAGGCGCAGAGGTTTGGCTATACCACTGGTGCGGCGACACTCCGAAACTATATCGACCGTAGAGCAGGTCAAATTGCGTCCTATCACCACGTATATGGTGCATTGTACGTTGAAGTTGACACAGATGGACGGTGGTTTGCTAGGCAGATTAACGCTACCGACGAAGGAAGCTTCTTCGAACTGGATGAGTACGTCGAGAACTCTAAGGTACATGAGGCCAACGGAGTTTATGTTTCTGAACGGTTTGCATCCTCGCCCGAACGAGTTGTTAACCTTGGAGACATACATGCCGAGAAGATGGATGACCAGTCATTTAAGGTGGCAATGGACTTCCTTGAGAGGGTTCGGCCAACTCACGTAGCTATCCATGACCTGCTCGATTTCGAGGCTCGTAATCACCACAATATTAAAGACCCCTTCTTCCGTGCTCAGCAGCACTTCGGAGGTATGGACACTGTAGAGGCTAACTTTAGACATGCAGCAGTCATCCTTGGAGAGATCACTAGAGTGTCTGGGGCTATCCCCATTGTGGTACGCTCAAATCATGACCAAGCGTTTGCCAGATGGCTCCGTGAGTTCGACGGTAAGCATGATCCGGCCAATGCCCGCTTCTACCACTGGCATATGTACCAGTCCTACCTCGCTATCGAGAACGGAGTAGAGCACGACGCATTCTGGCATGCACTAACTACAGCTGCCTATGAAATGAAGGTTGCACCTAGTAGTTGGGTAAACATAAGAGAGGATGATAGCTTTGTCATCCATGACATTGAATTTGGCTTACATGGTCATCTTGGACCGAATGGAGCAAAGGGAAGCCCTAAAGGCTACAGGCAGCTTGGACGAAAGCTTAACACAGGACATACTCACTCGGCCAGTATCATTGACGGAGTGTGGACAGCAGGTGTTCTGGCGTCCCTACGTATGGGATACAACAAAGGTCCCTCCAGCTGGTCGGTAAGTCATATCCTTACCCATCCAAACGGTAAGCGACAAATGATTACACAGAAAGGTGACAAATGGCGCGCATAAGAACTAGCGATGGCCGCCTAGTTGATCCGCTGGATATCCAGCTAGGTGACGTAAGGCCGAGAGTGATCATTCACTCTCTGTCTCAGATTAACCGCTTTACAGGGCATGCCGCTTATCCGTTCTCGGTAGCACAGCACACGTGGAACCTGTGTATGGCGGTTCCTAGGCATCTCAAGAAGGCAGCTATCCTGCATGACTTCCCGGAGGCATGGTTTAATGACCTAGCCTCGCCGCTCAAGAAAGAGCTTCCTAACTACAAGACTCATGAGAAGGCTGCGCTGGATCAGGTACTGTATGTGCATGGTGTAACCAAGTTTGAGATCGATGAACTGGATGAGTGGGATAAGCGCATCTACAAGGATGAGCGGAATGCACTCTTCCCTGTTATCGAGGAACTCGGTATGGGCGACCAGCTTGAACCACTTGGTATTCCGAAACGGTGGCTTCGTGAGATGGAGTGGCGGGATGCTAGGTGGCAGCTTGCTGACTTGTATATAGCAGCATTCGGTGGAGAGATGTATGGACGCTAATCCGAAGGAAGCTTTCGGCAATAAGAAAATGTCGCTGTCTCTGCTCCCGTTGCCAGCACAGCTTGCACAGTGCGAGGCGCATCTTGATGGTGCGCTTAAGTATGGCTTCTATAACTGGCGTGTAAACGCCGTAGAGGCCATGACATATATTGATGCAGCTAAGCGGCACCTTGCTCTGTTTGAGCATGGCGAGAAGTTTGCACGAGATACTAAGGTGCAGAACCTTGGTGCAGTCATGGCTTGTTGTGCTATTCTGATCGATGCTGAACTGCATAATAAGATGATTGATAATCGTCCTATCAGCAAAGAAGCATGTGACGCACTAGAGAACGCTGTCATTATGGTCGAGCATCTAAAGAAGATGCAGGCTAAGCGGGAGAAGCGCCGTGTACAAAAGTGAAATTCAAGCATGGATGACGCTACTCATGGTAGTCGTTATCTATGCAGCTATCGTTCTGTTGTCTGGCTGTGCTCCTGTTACTCATCGGTATTACATGGATGAGCGCAGCCTTGATTATGTAATTTGTGAGCAGGAGAAACTTTGTGGGCCTAGAAGCAATTGAACTCTACAAACCGTACGACGCAAAGAAGGCCAATTTTCCCGGCTTCGTATCCCGAAAGTTGGATGGCGTCCCTATCCGAGTTAGACGACTTGGTCCTGAGCACTGCTTTGGTTATTCACGCCAGAATGAAGTCATCACGTCAGTCCCGCATGTAGTGGCTGTGTGTAAGCACCTGCTTGATGTAGGTGGTTCGCTGACTGGTGAGCTGTACATTGAGGGTATGCCCTTCAAGGATATCAGTGGTTTGGTTAGGCAGAAGAAGCCTACACCGGAGAGTATGAGGCTGATTATGCACCTGCATGATTTCGATTGCGAGGGGCAACCGGCCAAGCCGTATTCCAGCCGAATGATCGTGGCCCAACAGCGCCTCACAGCTGCCCTACAGCGAGCGGGAACGGGTGCGGATGATATATCGGTGCGGATCATCCCCGGCATCGTTGTGCACGATCCTGCGGCGGTTCAGCAGGCGTTCGAACTGGTCATGCAGGCTAACCCGAAAGCTGAGGGTGTAGTGTTCCATGATCTTAAGAAGCCGTATCAACCGGGCTTCCGTAGGTGGACTGGTATGAAGATCAAGCGACAGTCTACGCTGGACGTATGGGTTACTGGCTTCGAAGAGGCAGTAGACAAGTATGGTGTACCAAAGGGTATGGTCGGTACTGTCAACGTGTCTTGGTACGGTATCAATCCAGATGGCAGCATGAAGACTATTACGGGTAACATCGGGCCGGGCAAGCTGACAGCTATGGAGCGTAAGCTTCTATGGGTACAGCAGAAGGAAGGCAAGTTTGCCAGCAGGTTGGCAGAAGCTTTCTATATGCCAGATGATACCTATGAGGGTCTGCGAGAAGGTCGCTTCATCCAATGGAGAGATGACAAGAAAGATGCGGACGTCAGAGATTAGATGCTTAGCTCGTTGCGCAGTAATTCGCAATGGGCAAGTTGTTATAGAGGAGATGTATAGTGACGGAACAGTACTCACCGCTAAGAACCCTTTGGGACCCGTCGCAGGTGTACGTGGGCAAACCCGTTTCAAGAGAGGATAGTATCCGAGCAGCAGATGATTGGTGTACTTTCATTGAGGCATTTCGATCAGGTAGCACTATTGTAGATCCTATATCTGCTAAGGATGTAGATATCTTTGTTCGAGAACGTGCATGCCTGCAAATGCAGGTCACTAAAAGCTACAAACTAGACGCTGGCTATAGCCAATGGTATGTGTTTCTTAGTGATTATCGTTTGGTTCAGTATGATCCTACTGAGGACGACCCGCTGTACGCAGCGGCTAAAGAAGCTCACGAGATCACTACACTGTATCGCTCAGAACAGTATGGATGGAACGTGATTGTAGTAGCTGATGATTTCTGGCCTGCATATATATCAGCTAGTAGAACCCTACGGGAACTACCTGAAGGCTTCACTGAAAAACATATGAGACAGAACCTATTCATCAATCAGAAGAATGTTATTCATCGTATGCTAGGTAATGAACCACGTCCATTGATGGAGCCTTAACATGGGTCGCTATATGGTCTTCGACTTGGAGACTGAGACACACTCACCATTTAAACGCAAGGCCAATCCATTCAGTCCAGATAACTGGGTTGTTATGCGAGGCTGGAAGCTGCAAGGAGATAAGCGTGGGTATGCTACGTACCATCCTAAGCATGATCGTACCTCTTACTTGCATATTCCTGATGACGTGGTTCTTCTTGTGGGCTTCAACATCAAGTTCGACCTACTATGGGAGCTTGCCCAAGGAAATTCTAGTCTTCGGGCCTTCCTCAAACGAGGCGGAATGATATGGGACTGCCAGTACGTTGAGTATCTACTCAGGGGACACGGGCAGGAAGTACAGATGGTGGCACTCGATGATATCATTGAGAGTTACGGGGGTAGACGCAAACTAGATGAGGTGAAACTTCTATGGGAAGCAGGAGTGAAGACGAGCGAGATCAGCGAAGCCCTGCTGGCCGACTACCTACTGGGAACCCAAGAAGAGCAGCGGAACTCCGGCGACATCGGGAACACGGAACTGATCTTCCTGAAACAGATCACCCTAGCGACACAGCTAGGAATGACCAAGATGATACAAGACCGAATGGACGGGCTCCTGTGTACTACGGAGATGGAGTTCAATGGTCTGAAGGTAGACGTCGCCACCGCTTCGGCTCGGCTAAAGGTCTTAACGCGAGACTTGTCAGAACAGACTACGGTCCTGAACGAGTACATCCGGGACCTACCGTGGGAGTTCAACTGGAACAGTCGGATACAGGTGAGTTGCCTGCTATTCGGCGGGACAGTGAAGTACCAAGTACGGGAGAAGTATCTTGACGAAAACGGTGAGTGGGCTCGTCTTAAGGCGGAAGAGAAATGGCCACTCTTTGATAATAATCCAGTATCGCCGACCGAGTGTGTCGGGTATACTAACATGTATGGTGCCGACGCCTTCCGACGCAAGACTGCACTCGGCTGGCAAGAGCAGGACACTATCAAGAGCGGCCCGAAAAAGGGTACTCCTAAATTCCGATCAGTCCCTGTACTCGGGGAACTTAAGATTAAATGGCAGGACCGGTTCTATAAACTGGACGGGTACACCATTCCACAAGATAGCTGGAAGGGTGCCGAAACAGATGGAGAGCGCTCAGCGGAGTATCCGGAAGGTAAACCCATCTACTCAACCAGTGGTGACGTTATCGAAGAACTCGTTGCGCGTACCAATATCCCGTTCCTGAAAGCGTACGACCGTAAGAACGAACTTAATAAGGAAATAGGTACGTACTACGTAAGTGTGAACGACAAGGGTGAGGCCAAGGGTATGCTTACTTGTGTGCAACCGTGGGACCATGTGTTACACCACAAGCTAAATCATACTAGTACTGTTACCACTCGACTAAGTGCTAATGACCCGAATATGCAGAATATCCCACGTGTGGATGCTGATAAGAAGACAGGGGTAGCTAAGTCCGAAGTTAAGAAGATGTTCGTAAGTCGCTTCGGTGCGAATGGGCGTATGATCGAAATCGATTATAGTCAGCTCGAAGTCGTGGTGCAGGGCGTATTGTCAGGCGATCCTAATCTGTGTAAGGACCTGATAGATCGAGTTGACTTCCACTGCATGCGAGTAGCTGCTAAGTTTAAGATCAGCTATGAGGATGCTGTTAAGTGGTGTAAACCTAAGGAGGGTGCGCCACCATTCCACCCATCTGGTGTAGATGAGGGTATTAGCGGGCCAGTAGAGCGTACCAAATGTAAAATCTTTTCGTTCCAGAGAGCGTATGGTGCTGGAGCAGCTAAGATTGCGCTCACGACTGGAATGCCAGTAGATGAAGTGGAACAACTGATTGAGAACGAAGACCTTCTTTATCCCGGAATTGTCGCTTTCAATGACAACGTCAGTAAGCAGGTCAACGCCACGGCGGAGCCATTCAATGCTTTCTGCGAAGTACAGCAGCGTTACCGTGTATTCCGTAAGGGTTACTGGACAGCACCTACCGGGACTAGGTATGCCTTCCGGACATTTGACGCTCCCGACTATGTCAAGCGACGTGGACAGGATCAAACGTTTTCGCCTACGCAGCTTAAGAATTACCCGGTTCAAGGCACTGGCGGTGAGTTTGTCCAAGCGATACTTGGACGACTATTCCGGTACTTTTCGGCTAATGATAACTGGAATGGGAAAGCCTTTCTGGTTAACACCGTCCATGACTGCGTATGGTTCGACATTCATGTAGATCATATTCATGAGATTGTTCCCCAAGTCATTAAGATTATGGAGAGCATCCCTGAGTATTACAACAAGCGTTATAACATGAACATCACAGTACCGTTCCCGGTGGAAGCCGAGATTGGTCTGAACATGATGGACCTTCACCACTATAACGATAACGAAGAGTTTGCACTGGCTGCTTAGTCCTCACTATTAGGATAATTAATCAGCCGATCAATATCAGTCCAGACCGGACTATAAATAGGAGTATAAAATGGAAGATATCAAGAGCCTCGTAGCAGGAGCTAAGCAGCGTGAAGACCAGTCGGTAGTACAGGCCGGTGGAGACTTTACATATGTACCACCAAGTGCTGGACGTACAGTAGGTAGGTTCATTGAGTATATTGAACTTGGTGATCATGTAACTCTCTATGAAGGTAAGCCGAAGCCAGCTGCTCCGCAAGTACGAGTAACCTTTGAACTCCTTATGAATAATGACAACCGAAAGGATGTTAAGGAGATTGAAGTAGAAGGCGGTAAGAAGCTCATTGCTGATCGTATCTCAGTAGAAATGCCTAAGAAGTTTACGGAGAAGGCTAAGTTCTACAAGCTGTTTAAAGCTATGCAGGCTGGCCGAACTGAGATTACTCATATCGCAGAGATGTTGAACGAGTGCTTCATTATCGATATTGAGCACAACAAGTCTGATGATGGTAAGAAGACTTACGCTAACATCTACTCTCAGGCTAAGGGCTGGGGTATTAGTGCGCCGCGTATTGTTGATCCGTTGGCTGGCACATCTACCGACATCTCCAAGAGTATCCGAGATGCTATTAGCCCTCTCCGTATCTTCCTGTGGGATAACCCGACCAAGGCAACATGGGATAGCCTCTATATTGATGGCACTCGTGAAGTCAAGAACGCTGATGGTACTACTACTCAGGAGTCTAAGAATTGGCTGCAGGAAAAGATCATGTCGGCAACAAACTTTACGGGATCGCCATTGGAGGCCACCGTATCCGGCCTTCGAGATTTGAGCACCCTGAGTTCTGTAGGTGCCTCCGATGCCTCGACTGGCTCCAGCAGGAGCAACCTGCCAGAAGAAAATGCAAGTGCGGGTACACAGATGTCTGTAGCTGCCTCTGATGATCCGCTGGCTGCACTGGGTCTGACGTGAGCCTCACTATTAATCTCACTACTCACTGGCACGGATTTAAATGCCGTGGCTGGCAGAAGATTAAAGATCATCCTTACCGGTGGTGGACTCTCCACCTCGGTTTCATCAACATTATATATTCGAGGTGGTAGTATGCAGACAGCACCAATTGAACGTTACATCGAGATGGTTAAGTCGTTTGGTATTGAGGAAGCGTATAAGCAGCGCTTCCGTGGTACTGGTCGAACTACACGAGAAATCCTTAAGCTTGCCATTATGATGAGTGAGGGTAAGAAAATTCATGTGATGTATGGCGATCGTAAAGAAGCTACACATGAACATGCTACTTGGATTATCCATATGGTCCAGCGTGTATGTGATTTCCTAGGTATGGAGTATGAACAAGTAGTAAGACACACTTATCATTTCCCACAAAGTGGTGGTCGTATTACTGCTAGTCATGTAAACAATGTAGGTGGCCATGCAAGTGGATGGGAGCAGTTTCGACTTCATGATAATTAATGGTATTGACCTTAGTGCACTCACGCCTCAGATGAAGGCTGAGAACTTTCCGGAGACAGTGCCGGGACGTGTAGTGCATATCGATGCTGACTTCCTTGCTTACATGGTTAGCTATGAGCGAGAGGGCCAGCAGATTGCTCTGGATGATATGTATCATAACACCAAGGTAGCAGTCGAGAAGATGCGCCGTATGGCTGCTGCACAGTTCGTGCATCTGCACCTTACTCCAAGCACTAGCACCAAGGGAGGGCGCAATGAGCTTGCGATACAAAAGGAATACCAAGGCAATCGTCAGGACAAACCCAAGCCAGCAAAGCTGCACATCATGCGAGACTGGATGGGACGAAACTTCCCGTCTACCCTACACCAGTTGTGCGAGGCAGATGACGGAATGTCTAGTATGCAGTACGCGGCGCTGGCAGCAGGAACTGGCAACCTTAGTATCATCTGCACCAAAGACAAGGACCTCAACATGGTGCCGGGTCTTCACTTGGATTGGGACACTGGTGAGCTTGGGCAAGCAGAGAATGAGATAGGACACGCAAGTAACTATGGAACCATCTGGCTCGACCATGCTAAATCGGCTAAGAAGATCAAGGGCTATGGGCAAAAATTCTTTTGGGCGCAGATGCTCATGGGTGACACAGCGGACAATATCGCGGGTCTACTTAAGCATTGCAGTCCCCATCTTACTAAGCCTAAGTCTATTGGGCCTGTCCATGCAGATTATCTTCTTATGGATAGTCGTAATAACCGGGAAGCCTTTGCTTTGGTGAAGGGTTTGTACGAAGCATACGGCCGAGAGATTGGCTTTGTCAACTACCGAGACGGCACGTCTGTACCGTGGCAGACTGTATTCATGTCTGAGGCTAAGCTTCTATGGATGCGGCGCGAGCCACATAATCCAGACTGTGTACTCAACTTCTTTAAGGAGGTATTGAATGGCTAAGGCTATCGAAGTTACTTTGGAGGATGGCCACCCACTCGGCATCCTTACACATGCTATTGAGATGTACGCGCCTATGATTGCTGGTGATCCGACTAAGGGCACTTATATTATGCTACGCAATGGTAAGCAAGTTAACGTACGTGAGTCGTACGGAACAATATATCAAAAGGTCATTGCAGGATGATGGAAAACCTATACTTTGGTGTGGTTGCAAGTGCTGTACTTATGATGGCACTCGCGCCGGGTTTTATTGTATGGCTTAGTGTAAAGGACCGCAAATGAGGTATCCACATGGTTTCGCAGTTACTATCACGTATGCAACATCCGATGGTTATGAGCGTGCTCTTATACATACTAACGATGCTCTCGATCGTCGTCGTATCAAGCGCGTCATTAGACAGTGGGTACGGAAGTACTTGGGCCGCACTCTGTACACCCACGAACTGAGGCTGCTGATGAAAACGGTTATCAAGCATAGCCAACCTACGCAGTACATGCGGCACCGGGCTACTATCGATGACTACGAAGCTCGTGCGGCAGCAGAGCAGCGTGCATTTCATAGGGCAGAGAATGCCGAATGAGATTGTTCGCCTCACTGCTAAGCAGGTTCCGGTTGTTAAGCAAGCGATTCTTTCGCGTCGTCAGGGCAATCGTTGTCCTCTCTGTCATCGGGGTCTTACTGTCCTTGATGGCTGTATGGATCATGACCATGTTACTGGTCGCGTTCGTGGTATCCTCTGCCGTGGCTGTAACGGAGCAGAGGGAAAAATAAAGAATGCATTCGTTAGGTATGGTGGTGGGCTACGCACAGAGCTAGTTCCATTCCTACGTAACCTAGCTGATTACCTAGAGTATTATCAGCAAAACCCTAACAATTTTCTATATCACCTGCACCGTAGCGAAGATGAGAAGCGTGTACTGAGGAACACTCGTGCACGTAAGAAGAGAGCGGTAGCTAAGAAGAGGACTTAATGGAACAAGTATGTGTATGGCCTGATGGCACATGGTGCTATAAAGATGAACTACCTGAGATGACCCATATGTCTGATGACTACTACATTACTTCGTACGATGAAGCACTTGAGCTAGGAGAGATTAAAGACTGATGAGCAGTATAGAAGCACAGTTGAAACTTGAAGAACAGATGGTACAGCGAGGTATCGAAGCATACCGGAAAGCTAAGGAAGCTGCACTAGATGGTGGCCGAGGATCAGAGACTGGCTTCGCTCGTCGGCTCATGGATGAGTATATCCAACCTCTAACGGAAGCACTGGAAGCAGCTATAGTTCCTCGCAAGGGTCCGGGGTATGCAGCTAGGGCTCATGTCCATCTGCGTGGTATCGCGAGTGATAAGGCTATCTTCCTTACACTGCGCTGTATCTTCAATGCTTTCCAGAATAGCCGTCAAGGCAAGGAGGCAACACCTGTTAGTATCGCCAATGTCTGCGGAAGACTTATTGAGGATGAGATTAGGTTCTCTAAGTTCCAGCAGCAATTCAAAGCATATTACCAAGAGATCGCCGCTGACTTCAAACGCAAGGGCAGCAAAGACTACCGATACATGCACCGAGTTCTTACGCACTCAGCAAACTCCCATGAGGATGGATGGAAGCCTTGGTCGGTATCAGAGCGGGTTGACGTTGGCATGCGCCTACTCGACCTTGTTGTGCAGCATACAGACCTGATTGAGAAGGGTGAGTATAAGCGTAATGGGCAGACTATTATTGTTATCCGGCCAACAGACGCAACACTTGAGTTCATTCAGAAGTACGATGAGGTTGCTGAACTCATCCACCCGAGACAAATGCCCTGCATCATTAAACCTGATGACTGGACCGCAATTGACCAAGGCGGATACTATAGCCCTACTCTCCGATCTGCTTGCCACCTTGTCCTGACACGTCATCCTAAGCAGAAGAAGATCCTTCGCCGGGCTGACCTGAGCAGTGTGATGCAGGCTGTCAATGGTGCACAGTCTGTAGAGTGGAAGGTGAACAAGAAGGTTCTCGAAGTCCTTAAGCTTGTATGGGCTAAGAACCTGCAAGTAGGCGTACCTAGCTCTGAGAAGTTAGTACCTAGTGAGTGCCCAATCAAGGACAAGAAGAAAGAGGAGATGACAGATGCTGAGGCACTGGTTTTCATGGAATGGAAGCGTCAGGCAAGCGAGGTGTATACACGAGAGAAAGAGCGCATTGGAAAGTGCTTCCAGATTACCTCTATCCTTAGAGCGGCAAATGAGTATAGCCTGTATGATCGATTTTGGTACGTATGGCAACTTGATTTCCGTGGACGACTATATACAGCTACATCGGGATTTAGTCCGCAAGGACCCGACGTTGCTAAGGGACTTCTTACTTTCGCCGGAGGAAAGCCTCTCGGTAGTCGAGGTGTGTACTGGCTCAAGGTACATCTCGCGAATAGATATGGCTTCGATAAGGGACATTATGATGAGCGTGTCCAATGGGTCGATCAGAGACACAATGCATTTATCGCGGCGGCAGCCGATCCAATTGCACACATAGATGTATGGAAAGACGCTGATAAGCCGTACCAGTTTCTGGCGGCATTGTTCGAATATAAGGAGATGCATGATGGTCGGCTTGTTGGTAAGCGCCCTGAGGAATACATATCTTATCTGCCTATTGGTCTTGATGGTAGCTGCAATGGTCTGCAGCACTTTTCTGCTATGCTTCGTGACCCTGTGGGCGGAGCTGCTACAAACCTTGTCGCTGCTGAGCGCCCGAACGATATCTACGCACAGGTAGCACAAGTATGTCTGGACAAGGTAAAGAAAGAAAGCATAGCGGGTTCGGATGTCAGTGCTGTGGCGACGGAGTGGGTATCATTCGCAGTACGCTATGGAGATGGGAAGATGCCCCGCAAAGTAGCAAAGCGGCCTGTAATGACCATGCCCTATGGTTCCACTCGGCAGAGCTGTACACAGTATATCTTCGAAGCCGTCAACGAGTTGGCTCCGGCTCACTTTACAAGCTTATCTGCGTTCCTCGCTTCATCGGCTCTAACTCCGTACTTGTGGAACTCGATTGGAGAGGTTGTGGTTGCCGCGAGGCAAGGCATGGACTGGCTACAGAAATGTGCAAGCGTCATGTCGAAACAAGGATTAGGGATTACGTGGCGAACGAAGGATGGCTTCATAGTCTATATGTTCGAACGCGAGATGGAAGTAGTTCGGATCGACACAGTGTTGGGCGGGAGGTACCAAGCCCGAGTAGGGAACTACACAGAGACACTGGACAAGAATGGACAGAGGAACGGCGTTGCGCCGAACTTCGTTCACTCGCAGGACGGGGCACATCTACGCGCTACTATCCTGAAAGCACAAGAAGCGGGGATTGCGAGCCTTGCTCTTATTCATGACGATTATGGCACACACGCTGCTGATACTGATACCCTGCATAGGCTTATACGGGAATCGTTTGTTGAGCAGTACACAGAGTTCGACCCACTTGTTAGCTTCCGAGACTGGCAAGAAATGATTGGTAAAGAGAAGCTGCCTGAGCTTCCTAAGTATGGTGATCTCGATATTACCGAAGTCCTTAAGTCTCCGTTCTTCTTTGGTTAGTCCTGCCTATTAGGAATACTAACTAAGGAGAACGCAATTGAGCTACGAACACTTGTCTGATGACGACAAGATTGTCACGGCAATTGAGTTCGTAGCCCGAGGCGGCCCTATGCCTAAACAGCTAGAGGCTTGGCTCAAGGACAACAGTCTATACGAACTCATCATGAACCCTATCCCCAACTTTGAGGAAGATCATGAGCGAAAGCAAGATCGTGAAGGGCATAGCGGCTGACATCAGCCCTGAGCTATTAGAAAGACTAGAGAACACCTTCTCATTAGAGCGAGCTGTCTACAAGCAAGGAGACTCGTTTGAAGATGTAGCTTACCGAGCAGGTGAAGCTAATGTAGTCGCATGGATTAAACGGCATGCACGTACGACAGTTACACCAATCTGATCTGGAGTGGGTAGTTGAAGAGTTGCGCAAGCTGCCGTCGCAAAGTAGGTACTATGCTGATGTACCGGACGATCCCGAATATGTACTTGAGTATTTTCGATCCCTTGAGCACTTCCTTACGGGAAGCTGTATTGAAGAGCATGGAGCATTCATCCTCGGCTGCTATAGCAAACCGTGGTATGCAGACAGGCTCGAAGCTCATGAGATGATCTTATGGGTGCCAGAGCAATGGAGAGGTGGCAGAGATGCCTTACGCCTAATCCGGCACTGGACTAACGAAATGCTCACACAACCTATTCATATGATCCGCGCTGGTCACAGTCTAGATATCACTAGTGCTGAGACAACCCTTCGCCTGTATGAAATGTGTGGTTATACACGCAATGATCATGGCGGAGTAACATTAAGGAAAACATAGTGTGTGATCCGCTTACACTGTTTGGCTTGTTCGGTGGGGCCCTAGGGCTTGCCGGAAGTATAGCCGCACCAAAGCCCGCTAAAGCACCCGCCGTAGTAGAGCTCCCTGACACTGCAGCCCAAGCTGAGGCAGCACGTGACAGCGGGGCTATTGTTCGCGTGGGCGCAGGCAAAGATGACAAGACGACTGATACCAAAGCTGTAGATCAATCGGTTACACAGGAAACTCGTGTATTCGGTAGACCAGTAGGCGGTCTCGGTAAGTCTGGTCTTAGTATTTAAGGAGAGTTAATATGTGTGGTGGTTTGTTTAAGAAGCCAAAGGCACAGACTGTAGTACAAGAGGTACAAGCTGCACCGAAAGCTGTAGACGCACCCTCTAAGAATATTGCTACGCCCGAAGCTGATGTTAAGAACACAGACGTAGTAGCCTCCATCTCTGGTAATCAGAGTGGCACAGAGTCATCTGGTCGTGTCCGCCTTGGCGGTAAGAACACGAACACTGGTGGCGCTAAGGTAGGTCTTCGCATCTAATGGATATTCAGACCAAGATACAAAAGGGTCTTAAGACTAGGTGGAATGATCTGCACAATCGTAAGACCACTATCTTGCGTCTGTGCGAGAAGTATGCGGGCTGGACCCTGCCTTATATGTTCCCACCTGATAACCAGTCACCAGATGTAGAAATGCCGATCGAGATCGATAGTATCGGCTCGCAGGGTGTCAACCATCTGAGTAACAAGATTGTCAGTACGCTATTCCCTGCTAAGACTCTGTTCTTCCGGCTTAAGGTAGACCAGAACATCAGGGACTACATTGAGACTGCTATGCGTCTAGCACAGCAGGGTGGAGACGATACAGATGACGCAGATCTGAAAGCACAGATCGAGACGGCAGTACTTGCTGCTGAGACTGAACTGAGCAAGTCAGAGAAGCGTGCAGAGCAGCACCTTGATATGGTGCAGTATCGACCACAGGCAATCAATGCTGTCAAGCTGCTTATCATTACTGGTAACGCACTAGTCTTCCATCCAGAAGATGGCGGAGCAGTTAAGGTGTATAACCTGCGTGACTATCATGTAGTCCGCGACTGTGACGGTAATGTCGTTGAGATCATGACGCGAGAAACCAAAGCCTTCAACACCTTCCATCCGGAAGTACAGAACAGGCTTAGGCACGATGCGACTTATCGACGGCTTAATTCTAATCCAGATACAGGAGCCGGGAAAGCTTATGAAGAATGGACACCTGTCACTATATACACTAGCATTTGCCTTGAGGATGATGGTAAGTACCACGTGCGGCAGTTTGCAGACGAGATCGACTTGGGAATACACAAGGCTTACACTAAAGACGGCCTACGTTGGATACCCTTGGTCTGGAACCTCGTTAACGGGGAAGACTACGGTCGAGGTCTGGTAGCAGACTTTGCAGGTGCGTTCCATGCACTTATGATCCTGAACAACTCACTGCTTAACCTGTCTGCCATCATGGGCGACATTAAGTTCTTCGTCAAGCCAACTAGTATGATTGACGTCGTAGAGGTACAGAATAGCTTACCGGGTAGTTACCATTCTGGTGATCCGCAGGATATTGGTACTGCTCAGTTCAATAAGATGATGGAAGCTAACTTCATCGAACAGCAGATCGAGCGTTATCAGAAGCAGATTGCACAGGCGTTTATGCTTACGCAGCAGCTGAGACGTGATGCTGAACGAGTGACCGCAGAAGAAATCCGACAGGACGTAGACGAACTGGAAACCAGTAACTCTGGTATCTACTCTCGTCTGGCTGCAACATGGCAGCAGCAGACCGCAAACCTTGCCCTAGAAGATACCCACTTTGTAGGTGTTACTCAGGGTATGATCCGCCCGCAAGTCATTACGGGTATGGATAGTCTGTCTCGTGCAGGTGAAGCATATAACATGCGATTGTTTATGACTGATCTGGCTATGCTTAATGGTGTGCCGGAAGATATCCGCATGGGTATCAAGCCTCCGCAGTTTATCCAGCAGATCGCACAGTACCATCAGGTGCCGTATGAAGCTTGGGTAATGACGCCGAACGAGCTTGCCGCAAGGCAGCAGCAGGAACAGCAGAACGCGATACAGCTGCAACAGCAGCAAGGCGAACAGCAATTGCAAGTAGAGTCCGCTAAGGCGGCAGCAAAGGAGTAATAGACTATGGCGCAGGAAGAAGCCAAGAATACCGAACTTACAGCTGAACAGGTAGCAGCACTTAACAACGGTGGCCGTACGGCTGACGTAGATGCTACCATCAAGGAACAGCAGAAGACGCCTGAGCAGAAGGCAGCTGAGGACAAGGAAGCCGCAGATAAAGCCGCTGCTGATAAGGCAGAAGCTGACAAGAAGGCAGCCGAAGACGAAGCAGCTAAGAAGCTTGCAGCTGACGAGTCTTGGAAGGAAGAGTGGCTTACTACCGGTAATGAGCATGCAGACGCTGCTATCGAGATTATGAAGGCCGCTGGCGTAACGCCGGTAGAAGGCAACGTAGTATTCGAAGAAGCTATCCGCACTGGTGATCTTGAGAAGGTCAAGTGGGACGTACTCGAAGCTCGTATCGGCAAGGCACAGGCTGCTCTCGTTAAGACCGGTATTACGCAGTACTACAATACTGAGTATCAGGAACAGCAGGAAACCGTTAACTACGCATACAAAGAAGTAGGTGGTGAGCAGGGCTGGAACAAGATTGTATTGTGGGCACAGGCTGCTGAGAAGACTGACAAGGCATTTGCTAAAGACCTCGCTGGATATCGCAAGGCTCTTGACGTAGGCGGCTTTGCTGGCAAGGCTGCAATCGATGCACTCAAGGCTGCATATGAAGCTGCACCCGGTAATAGCTCGCTTGGTGGCAAGCCTCTGGAACGTGGTGGCAGTACGCCGCAGAACCACGATGCGCAGTCTGCACCGCTTGGCCGTGTAGGATACTTCCAAGAGCTTGAGAAGGCTGGCGGAGATCGCGCACCGAAGGCTGTCAAGGATAGTCTGTGGGCACGTAGACAGGCAGGTATTGCTGCGGGCATCTAATGCCCTTAGTCCTGCCTATTAGGAATAACGATCATTGATCTAAGTAATTAAAGGAGATATGCATGTCTACAGACGTCGCAGGTCCGAACCTGTCAGATGTTGATAAGGCGCTGTTTATCGAGCAGTATGGTGGTGCGGTTGAAAGCCAGTTCGCCAAAGACTCGATCATGCGTCAGTACGTGTCGATCCGTCCCGTTCATGGTACGTCGACCATTACGAATAACCGTGTAGGTAAGACTTCGCTTAAGAAGCTTGTACCCGGTGTACGCCCGCCTGCTGACCAGACCCCGTTCGGTAAGGTCTCGCTGACTGTTGACACGGTAGTTATCGCTCGTGATACCCGGTCTATGCTCAACGACTTCCAGATTCACTTCGATGCTCGCTCTGAGCTTGGTAAGGATCACGGTAAGCAGATTTCGAAGTTCTTCGATGAAGCCTTCATCATCATGGGTATTAAGGGCGCTCTTATGGCTGCTCCTGACTTTGGTGCTGGTGCTGCTAAGAACTCGATCGGTGCAGGTAAGTCTATTACGCTTACGACTGCAGGTGATGAAGCTGACCCGGATATCCTTGCACAGGCCATTACGGACATTCTTGTCCAGATGGAAGAAGAAGAAATCCCGGTAGAAGAGTCGCTTGTCTTTGTTCGTCCGACTGAGTTTAATACTCTGCTCAACAACAACAAGCTGATGTCTTCGGAGTTCTCTTCGGGCAACGGTGACTACGCTAAGCGTAAGATCGAAGTCATTGCCGATACTCGTATCGTCAAGTCTGCTCGTATCCCGCGTGAAGCTAATGATGACCACTTCCTCTCCAATGCTGACAACGGCATGGCGTATAACGTCTCGGATACGGAAGCTAAGGCTGTTGCAGTCATCATCCATCCGAAGTCTTTCCTTGCAGGTGAGACGATCCCGCTTACTTCTGATATCTTCTTCTCCAAGGAAGAGAAGGTATGGTACATTGACTCGTGGCTGTCTTTCGGCGTTACGGTCAACCGTCCGGACGTATGCGGTGCAGTATTCGCTGCCTAATACCCTACAGGGAGCCCTAACCGGCTCTCTGTTTTTTTTCGTGAGGTAAAGTATGTTCAGCGAACTAGAGATCGTAAATCATATTCTGCGCACGCTAGGTGAGAGTGTCACCCCTACACTAGAGACGCAACATCCCGCTGTGCAGCAAGCAATTGATGCTATGAGGGCCTGCTCTAAGGAGTTCCAGTCACGAGGCTGGTGGTTCAATAAAGAGTACAATATGAAGCTACTCCCTGATACGGATGGCCGTATTCGTCTTCCTGATGAGACACTGAGCTTTGCTGTTACTAAGTGTATTCTGGATGGCAGAACACCTGTGCAGAAGCAACGGTTCGTTAAACGTGGGCAGTATGTCTACGATATGAACCTGCATACGAATAAGATCAATACTGCCATCTGGGCAGACATTGTCCTTAACATTCCCATTGAAGACCTGCCTGCTACTGCTGGTGCTTACCTTAAGCATTGGGCAGCTGAGACAGCGTATCTTCCGGATGACGGTGATACTACTGTGTATCGACTTATCCAGCAGGATACGGCTAGAGCATTTGCTCTGCTGATGGGTGATGAACTTAAGTCAGTGGGTGCTAACGCACTCGAAAGCCCACATGCTTTGAACCTCCGTATGGGAGTGAACGGGTATGGAGGGTACTCTCGTAATCCAATGTACCCCGGTGGAGGTAAGTACTAATGAAGGCAGACGGTAGCCTTAAATCACTACTGCAGGGCATTAGCCAGCAGCCTGTTAGAGATAGGTTGCCGGGCCAAGGTACTGCTCAGATTAACATGAGTGCAGACCCTGTTAAGGGCCTGTCTCGTCGTCCCGGTGAGGACCTTGTAAATCAACTTGGTCCAGCCGGTGCAGCTAAGGGCTGGGGAACCTTCCAGACACAAGACGGTAAGCAGTGGATTGTTAAGATTACTGCATCCGGCCCACAAGTATTCGACTTCAATGGAAACCAAGCAACGGTTACTGTACCGCCCGGAGATACATACTGGTCTACGAATGGCCAGTGGTCGGTAGCTACTATGAAGGGTAAGACCTATCTGGCTAACTCTGGTGTAGTTGTAGAACAGGACTCGGCAGTAAGCGCGTATCCTAACTATACTACTTATACCATGGCAGTATTCCAGATACTTGGTGGTAACTACGGTAAGACGTACACCATCCGTATTAATAATGCTGTAGCAGCATCCTTTACCACGCCTGACGGCTCGGTGAGTTCGCATGCTCTGCAGATCGATACAGTGTATATTGCCTCGCAGCTTGCAGCAAGTCTGGTATCTAACGGATATAATACGGGTGGGTGGACTACTAGCCGCGTAGAAGATATCATTACCGTACGACATAACGTAGGCGTTATTACATCTGCAATCGTGTCTGACGGTGCTGGTAATATTAACGCTAAGGCTATGCTGGATAGTGTAGGTGATGTGGCTGATCTGCCGCGTTTCTGCTATCATAACTTTGCAGTACGTGTTGCACAAGAAGTAGACCCGGAAGAGGACCTGTGGCTTAAGTTCGTAATGGATAATCCAGCAGGTGGCTTGGGTACATCTGGCGCTTGGTATGAGTGTCTAGCTCCCGGTTTGTCAGTAGGGCTTAAGAATACGAGCATGCCTCGTTGCTTGACGTATGACGCGACTACAGGAACTTTCACAGCAGCTGTAGTTGATTGGGCAGATCGTAACGTTGGTACTAACACCACTAACCCGATGCCTAGCTTTGTAGGATATCCTATCACAGATATCAGCATGTTCCAGTCTAGGCTTATCGTCTTGGCAGGACCTAATCTGATTGCATCTAGGAGTAAGCGCTATGAAGACTTCTTCGTGGGGTCAGCTAGTACCCTTGTGGATAGTGATCCTCTGGATCTTACCAGTCAAGCTGCCTTTGCTAGCACTCTCAAGTATGCTATTCCTCATAACAAAGACTTGGTTATCTTTAGTACGAAGGGCCAGTTTATTCTGTTCGGTAGGTCGGCAATTACTCCGTCGAATGCTGCACTAGTTCTAACTACCAGCTTCGAAGCTGACTTGATGGCTAGGCCGCAGGCATGTGGACGTAACGTATTCTTTGCTACCAAGTATGGTCGCTTTGCAGGTGTACGTGAGTTCTACACTGAGGGTGGTACGGATATTAACGACACACGATCGATTACTCAGCATGTCAATAAGTACATGGTTGGCAGCACGGTCCATATGTCAGCAACGTCTAACTATGACCACCTGCTAGTTCACACAGATAACGATCGTAAGAATGTGTATGTATACCAGTTCATCTGGAACGATCAGGAGAAGATACAGTCTGCATGGTCCAAGTGGCAGTTTAGTCATGAGATAGTGTATTCGTTCTTTGATGACGAACTAATTTATCTGATCATGCAGATCGGTACTACGTACTACTTGTTGAGACTGTCCCTTGAAACTGTGCCGGAAGGTGCGCTGGATTACCATGTCCACCTAGACGCTCGCTTCGATGTGACCGGAGTTAATACAGCATTCGTGCTTCCGTTCGACTGGCTTGCAGACGTACCCTTGACTATCGTACAGGGTGACGATTGCCCACATCCCGGACTACCAGTGCGCATTAGCAGCATTGTGTATGATCCCGGTGAAGCTGGTTACGTTGTCACTATGCGAGAGGATATGATGGGCGGGGATATTATCGTTGGCGTTAATATGCTTAGCGAGTACCAGCCTACTATGCCTCGTGCTAAAGATAGTGATGGTGTTGTTATCAGCAACGCTCGACTGGTTATTAATCAGTTCCTCGTGTCGCTTGCAGGTACAGGTGAGATCAATGGGCAGAAGATGACTGCATGGGGAGACGGGCCAGAGGTATCCTTCCAAGGATACATTACTAATAGTCCCGGCTCTATGACAGGCAGTCCTGCACTAGATGACCACATATTCAAGATGCCATTCAAAGCTAAGGCTGATGAGGCAGAAGTACGTTTCTATACAGATAGCCATTGGCCTATGACCATTCTGGATATCGAGTGGGAAGGAACCATTAACAAGCGCGGTAAGCGCATCCCTGTAGGAAACTAACATGTCATGGAGTGACTTTGCTGTAAGCGCAGGTTTGTCGGGTATGAAAGCCATTGGCTCTTATATCCAGCAGAAGCGCCAGTATGAAGCTGACAAGAGTTGGCAGAAGTATAACGACAAGCTTACGCGGATACAAGATTCGCGTAACCAGAATAACATCACTATAAACCAGAACATGGCATTCGAGAGGCAGGTACGAGAGAAGTACCAGATCGATCAAGCTGAGTATAAGACTAAGGCATCTGCCGAAGTAGCTGCGGCTGCTGTAGGTGCCGAAGGTAACTCGGTCGATAAGGTACTGCTGGAAGTATCGCAGAACGCATCTCGTGCCCGTAGCCAGTCTGATATCGACATGAACTACCAGTTGGTAGGATATCGTAATCAGCGCGAGGCATCTAGTTTGCAGATGTTTATGCAGTTGGATAGAACACAAATCCCGAAGCCCAATCTAGCCGCTAACCTCCTCTCGTGGGGCGCAGATGCTGCTGGTAAGTATTGGGATAGTAAGAACCGTACATAGGAGATAACATGGCTGACTTAGGTCGTCGTGAGGTCGTAAGTGATCCTCTCGCACTAAATCCAAGGGAGAAGGGGCCTGATCGTTCCCTCCCTACATATGGTGTACGTAATCCGCAGCTTAGCGCGGGTGACGCCGCCTCCAAGCAAGGAATGCAAGCACTCGGTGCTATCGACGGCCTAATGGCTATTGCTACCAAGGTATTCGATAAGCAGGCAGACAATGCTGTTACTGAGGGTAAGATTGGCTGGATGCAGGGTAAGACCCAAGCAGAGATAGCCAAGACTGGTGGACAGTATGGTGAACAGGGCTGGCAGTCTATGGAGTCTGTCAATTCTGCACAAGGCTGGTTTGCACAGGAAATGGACTTCCTCACCAATGGTGACGGTAAGACTATGGACCCGGACACGTATCGTAAGCACGTGATGGAGTCTCAGAAGAACGCACTTAAGAACCTGCCAAAGGACCCTGTAGCTCGTAAGGCATGGGCAGCTGCATTCGATGGGTATGCCCCGCGTCTAGCTGGATCGCAGGTAGAAGCACATAACCAGTATAATAAGGACAGAGCATTCACTGGTTTCCAGAACATGCTTATGGGCGGTGCTGATACTAACTCTGATGCATCCGTGCCTACACAGGACGGTAACTTCCGCGTCTCACAGTCGCCTGTGGCTGAGCCTGTGAATGCTACTGGTAATGATCGTGATATCGTTATCCGTACTATGCTCGGCGAGGCCGCTGGTGAAGGTGCAGAGGGTATGGCAGCAGTGGCACACGTTATTGTTAACCGTTCTCGTGACCCTAGATGGTCTAACTCTCTGCAAGGTGTAGCTCTACAAGAGAACCAGTTCTCGGCATGGAACAAGGGTGCAGGTGGTAACGATCCTCTTAAGTGGGATAGTAACTCTCCGGCCTATAAGCGTGCTGGTGAGATTTACGACGCTGTTGTATCTGGACACCATGTAGACCCTACAGGTGGTGCAGTATATTACTACTCTCCATCTGGTATGAATGCACTGGTTGCAGAAGGTTCTCAGAGTAACACTGTGCCTCCGTGGCTTGCAGCAGCTACTAAGGAGATGGGTGGTCAGGTTCGTCTAGGTAACCATATATTCACTGGTAAGTCTGCGGGCTCTAGGGCAACAGGCGGTGGGGCTATGTCTCGTGACGCCTTTGGTAGGCCGGTAGCAACTGCGGGTAGTGACGTAGCTGACGGCCCGAAGGGCGCAGAGGCGTATGCTGCTCCGGAAGCTGTATCGACTCCTAGCAGGGGCTCACAGATACAGCGCCAGATTATGAACTCACCACTTGATCCTGTATCCAAGTCTAAGGCGTTGAGTAAGGCTATTGTGCTTAAGCTTGATGCTGGTGATGACAATCTGCTTAATGATTCTGGTGGTATTGCCACTATGGTTGCACTCGGTGCTGATCAGGCAGACATTGATGCAGTATACAAGGCCAAGCAGCGCTTCGACGAGAAGAAGGATAAGGAATACGATAGTACGTTTGAGCGTGCACGGTCTGATCTTATTTCTCGTGTACAGAACGGTGATCTGGATTCCGCTGACAAGATACAGGGAGCACTGGATGAGTTCTACAACCAGTACCATGGTACAGAAGCAGATGCTAAGTCGCTTGCTCGTCAGGCATACGCTGAGTTTGCTCGTGCTGACAAGGACACAGTAGTTCCACTAGAGCTGCGTAACCTTGGTGCTAGCCTGTATGATAAGCTGCAGTCTGGACTGATTACTCCGGAAGAAGCAGGTCAAGGTCTTATCGATTATGGTAAGCGTAATCCCGGTATTAAGAAGTCTGTAATTGATAGCTATGTCGGTAAGATGTACGACTTGAAGCAGCAGATGATTAATCAGGATCGCGCCAAGATGGAGACGGAACTTGAGAAGCAGAATAAGGAGAAGGAAGTAATTAACCGTGCACAGGGTGCTTTGCTTCGTGGGTCTGGTCTTAAGGGTCTTGATGGTACTGTCCGCATACCTGATGAGGATAATCCGGGTAAGACTAAGGAAGTCACTGGTGAAGAGTACGGTGTATATGCACTGCAGAAGAACACCAAGGACAATCTACAGAGACAAGTGCAGCAAGGTAAGATGACTCCTGAGCAAGCTGCTGTCGAGTACAATAAGACCGTGTACGAAAACCTTGCAGATCAAGGCGTGTATGATAAACAGTTCGGTCGGCAGGTTTCTGCTGCTGTATCTGGTGAGCTTATCGGCAAGGATGGTAAGCCTACTGAGGCTGCTATGCATGCGCTTGACTGGTATATGCAGCTTCGTGATAACCCGAAGGTAGGTGGTGATTATCTCGCCGGTACTATCGAGGATGACGCTGCTCGTACTCTGCTTGAGACTGCTGCACAAATGTATGACGGACGTGCTAATATTGCTGACTCCCTTGTACGTGCTAATACGATCCTGAACGCTAATCCAGACGCACTTACAGATATTCGCAAAGCTACTGAGGTTGAGACTAATGTCAGCTTCAAGGCTTCGCAGGCTGTGGGTGATATGCTGGATCGTGGTAACTGGATGGCTCGTCTAATCAACGGGCAGGATTGGGACCCTGAGCGTATCAGCAAGATGGCTACCGGTAACATGGAGAAGCTTACTGCATGGGTAGCTGATCGTTCTAAGACTTACCAGTTGCAGAACAGTAAAGAGCCTATTAACGTCTCTGTAGTCAAGGCTAAGGACGACCTTGCTCGTAACTCGATTGTTATGGGTGACAGTGTTATCGTTGGTGATGAACGCAAGAAGACACGGCTCGATCAGGTCATGGGTCTGGAAGGTTATGATCGTACCGCACCAAATGATGCTCTGACTGAGTATCTTGCATCTGGCGCTGGTTCTAAGCATTGGGGTGTTCTGTGGGATGACCAGACTGGTCTTCGCATGGGTAAGAACTCGGATGGTAGTATGCCTATCTGGCTGTTCCATAAGAACCAGCCTAGAGTACAGGTCACGTATAATCCCGAGTTTAAGCAGATTGAGGTACAGCTGTATAAGAAGGACGGCTCTGATGAGACTGTACCTTTCAAGCCTATGATGCTTGATCCTAAGATCCTAGGTGATCGTTACAAGCAGGTAAAGAGCCTTGATAAGGGCGGCTACCTGAGCAGGACTACTCGCACGGTAGTAGACGACTTTGCAACTGCTTCTCAGAACCATACTGCTGTGCAGGGTGCAGCTGATGCAGGCGCGGCTATGGGCAAGATGTTCAAGCCTAAACAATAACAACTCGGCAGCTTCGGCTGTCGGGTACTCTATAGGAGAACTTGATGGCTGATGATATTATACTGCAGGACAGGGCACAGGAACTGCAAGAGCTTCCTGATCCTATGATTAAGGAACCCTCGTATCGTCCTGCATTCAATCCAGACTTTGAACGGTCTGCTGGTGAGCAGGCTGTGTACGATGCTAATGAGGATAGGAAGGCTAATCCGGATGCTAATTCGATCATGCCTGACCTGTCGTCTAAGGTAGATACTTTTACACGTGCATTTCGATCCGGTGATAACGTAGCTGTACAGATCGCTAAGATGTACGATAGGGCTGTTAATAGTGGTCCTATTGATCCGGCATGGCGTAATGGTGTAGGTGAGAAATGGGCTAAGGAAAAGGGTATTAACGATAGCCAGCGCTGGCGGTATACTAGCGCCCGTAACCAGAACGAAGCTGAGGCTATGCTGGTTGACTCCAAGGCGCAGGCATACGATCAGGAAGTACTATCACGTAAGCATGGTGTAAGTAACTTCGTTGCTCGTGGTCTTGCTGGCGTTATCGATATTGATGCGCCTGTGACCTTTATGACTGGTGGTTTGACTGCTACTGCGCTGGATGCACTTAAGGCTACTAAGATGGCTAGTGTTGCAGTAGGCGCTATTGGTGGTGCTGCTACAGGCTCTGGACTAGGTATCGCTAGCTATGTAGCTGATCCTAACGGGGAATGGGCGAATATCCCGCTTGCCGGATTGGGCGGGATGGCTTTCGGTGCGCTTGGCGGCGCATTCGGGCACAGCGGGCCACACGACGCGATGCAGGTTCGGGCCGATACATTGGACGAGTTTGGATCAACGCTCGCTGACGGCGCGCCTCGTGCCAAAGAGAACATGCACACTTCCAGCTTCGAAAGCACGGATAACTACTTTAGTCAGGCTGTAGAGAATGAGATCAAAGCATTTAATGACTTACAGGCTGCAGCTGAGAAAGATATCAAGGCTAACCCGAGTATGCAGGAAGGTGTAGAGCGTGACCTCACTAACTACAACAATCTGCTTAATGGTGCGCATGAAGACCTGAATGCATTCAAGGCTACTCGTGAGAAGGCTGAGACTGATCTAGGTGTGCGCAAGCCAGAGGCTATTGAGCCCTCTAGTATTGAGGGTGATATCCCTGATTATGCATTCGATGATCCGCATCTTGATCCTGATAAGGGTCGTGCATCGATTGGTGCTAGGCAGCTTAACACTAATGGGCCGGGACTTGGTAGCATCCAGTCTACTCGTGTTCAGAGTATCATCCAGAATGCACGTACTCGTGTGCAGCAGCTGGGCCTGTCTACGGACTGGCTTGATGGCTGGTCACATCTGAGCGGCACTGCGGGCGCAGTTGGTAAGTATGCAGAGCGTTTCCATAACGCCTTGTCGCATAGCCCTATTGCATCTGACTTCGCACGACTGATGAACTCCGGTAGTGCAGTAGCACAGACACTGGCATATGACGTATTCGAGAATGCTAGCGGTATTATTCGCAATGGTAAGTCTGCTGCTCGTATTATGGAACATTATCATAAGGAACTCATGTCTAGGTTCATGCCTTTCCATGACGCCTTTGATGAGTACGCAGGACAGGCTGGTGCAGGCTGGTGGCAGAGGCAGTGGGATACGGACCTTAAGAACAGGTTTAACCGTGAGGTAGCTGCTGAGATGATGGCTCGTCAGTACGACGGACAGGGTGTAGCAGTAGGTGCTGTCAAGAAGGCTGCAGATGCACTGGATGAGATGTACGCTCACGAGCTTAGGGTAGTAAAGGGGCGTCCCGGTGAAATGTCGGTAAACGGTACTGATACTATCCAGCAGAAGAGTGGCTATATCCAGCAGAAGTGGCTCGGTAAGAACATTCGAGACATGGTCAACTCTGGCCGGTATACATACGATCAGGTAGCAGAAAGCATTGCGGAGAGCTACCAGAGACAGTACCCAAGTATGCAAATGTCGGATGCTATGATCTACGCTAAGGCTGTAGTCGATCGTTCTCGTAACCAAGACCTTGGTATTAATACGAGCATGGTTAGTGTACTTGCTGGTGACGGTCGTGCCGCACTTGTAGATATGCTTAATCGTAACGGCTTTACGCCTACTCAGGTAGAGGCATTCCTCACCCGCATCACTGGTGCTGTAGAAGAGCGTCAGCGTTCGGGATACTTCAAGCATCGTCTTGATGTGGACCTGCGTGACACTAGCTCGCATGGTATCAGCATGATGGACCTTGTAGATACTGACTTTGCTACTATGGTGCCTGCGCGTATGCGTAGGTCTGCTGGACAAGCTGCACTTGCTCGTAAGGGTATCCGCAGCAAGGCTGACAGAGATGCTATCAAGGAAGCCATCATTAAGGAACAGGCAGCTAATGGGCAGTCTGTACGTACGGGCACTACCATTGGTGAACGTATTGATGATGCCATCAACTCGGATCGTCATGTAGATGAGCAATTCATCGATGGCTTGTTTAGCTACTTTGGTGATGGCCCTATTGCTGGCGGCTTGTCGCCTATGTACTCTCGTATGAAGAAGATCACGAACCTTGCCCTGCTTAATCAGCTAGGCTTGACGAACCTTGCAGAACTTGGTCCAACCATTGCGTCTGTAGGTGTATCTAGCTTCATGCGCCATGCAGGCGAAGCCTTTACGGGAATGCTGCGTAATGTAGATAGTCCTTTGGTGCAGGAACTCAAGCATATGAGCATCCTCGTGCCGGAAGAACGACTGTTCAGGGATGACCTGACACATGAGTTTGAGAAGGCTAGTACGAGCAATGAGTACCTGCGTGGCCTCGATAGGCTGCTCAATAAGGCTCAGCGCGTACAGGGCTATTCATCTGGCTTCTATCAGGTACGTAACTTCCAGCAGCGCATAGCTGTTACAACAGCAGCTGATCGACTGGCTAAGCACTTCCGAGATGGTGGGCTTGTGTCGGATGAACGTCTTAAGGACATGGGCTTTGATCCCCATATGATGAACCGGTTTAGCTACTATGTTAATCAGGGTATTGTCGAGTTCGATGCAGACGGTAATCTGAAGAAGCTGAACATGTCTCAGTGGGACCCGAAGGATGCAGACCAGTTCGCATATACGCTTAATGCACAGACTAACACTCTGGTGCAGAAGGCTATGGCTGGTGAGTCTAGCATGATATTCCACAAGGACGGTGTAGCTAGCTTGTTCTGGCAGCTTAAGAGCTTCGGTATGCTTGCACTTGAGAAGCAGGCTCTGCGTCAGACTAGGTTCATGGACCAAGAATTGGCAGCAAGCTTTGCATATGGTCTGGCTACGGCCGCTGCCGTATACATGACTAAGCAAACGATCAATGGTAGGACTGACAAGCTCGATCCGATCGATATTGCTAAAGGTGCATTTGGACAGTCTAACTTGACCGGCTGGATACCTATGTGGACTGATCCGCTGGCAGGTATGCTAGGCTTGGAAGACCTTCGAGTAGGTGGTTACAAGGGTATGGATGAAACCATTCTGAGTACTCCTGCTGTGCTTCCGACGCTGAACCGCATTGCTAATATTCCGGGACTAGTCACACATGCTGTAACTGGACAGTTTGGCACTAGGGATATTAATGCTCTAACCGCTACCCCGATCATCGGTAATGCATACGGTTTCGCGTATATCTTCAATGCTATTAAGGACGCTCTACGGCACCATCCCAAGAAGGCTGCAGCACCTGATCCAGCTACTGTAGAACATGCTAAACCATTAACCGAGGTTGGTGGTATAGGTCAATACCTTGGACTATAGGGCTTCGGCCCTTGTCCTCCCTATTAGGATAAACAAAGGAGAGTAATATGGCTTATTCCCGAGTAACTATACCGGGTGATGGCGTTACAACCCAGATCACAGCGTCTTTTGCGCTGGGCTATATTAACCAGTCTGATGTGAAAATTCATGTAACTGGTGAGGTAGACGGGGGCGGTGACATCGTCTATCGGACTTACTCCAAGATTTCGGACACTGTATACCAAGTAAACGGTACGCCGTGCCCAGTAGGCGAATTTTATGTAATAGAGCGTGTAGTCACCAAGACCCAACTTATTGTGGATTGGGAAGACGACGAACCTATTACAGATGCAAACCTTAATCTGATGCAGAAGCAGACTATGATGGTCGCGCAGGAAGCATTCGATCTAGGTATTACTTCCCTTAGAACGGAAGATGGTTCAGAAGGCCCTACCATTGAAAAGGGTGCAGATGGTCAGATGGTCATCTGGCAGGGCGGTAACATTAAGGCCGGTCCTAATGCACAGGACATTGCAGACGCACAGACAAACGCAGCAGCAGCACTAGCTTCCGCTAACGCGGCAGCAGGTTCAGCTAACTCTGCCTCTCTGTACGCAGGTAATGCGGCGGCATCTGCTAACACTGCGCAGGATTGGGCTACTAAGCCAGAAGATCAAGTAGTGTCGGGTGGGCTGTATTCTGCATTCCATTGGGCTATGAAGGCTGCTACGTACCTTGCATCTAGCTTTGCTAACGCTATACACAATGCTACTTCTAAGACCGCACTGGTCGATGCTGATGAGCTTGGTGTAGCTGACAGTGCTGCTAGTTATGGTGTGAAGAAGGTACTTGCTAGCACACTGGCTGGCTATGTCGCCGGTGTCATCGGTATGGACTTCTTCTATGGTTTCGTACCCGCCTACGTTAGTGCGCTTAGCATTACCATTGGCGCAGGTTATGGATATTTTGGTGGTAAGAAACATCAGACAGTATCTGGTACTACAGGTACTCTAGCCAGCTTCCTCGATACTGGCTCTATTGCAGCAAACGCTACTTACTTCCTGTATGCTATTCGACAGATATCTACCGGTAACACTGGATTTAGATTGTCGCTGTCTGCTACAGAAAGTGGTGTGTCTGTCCCTGCCGGTTGGGAATGCTTGTCTGGTAGCCGTGTAGGTATCATTCTTATGACGTCTTCCGCTACACAGATGGTTATATTCACACAGAGCGGCAATGATGTGCGCTATAGCGAAACGCTGTGGTCTACTAGTAACACTGCTGTTAATAACGTGTCTATTCCATCACTCATTCCGGTCGGTATTCCTGTAGATGCATGGGTGTCTATAGATGCCTCTGTTAGCGCAGCTGGACAAGACTGTACTGTTAGCGCGTTCTCACCGTATGCATCTGGTATGACTCAAATACCTCCGGCTGTACGATGCCGAGCACGTAGTGGTAATGACTATCCTGACCAGTCACAAGCTGCAGGTAAAGTGCGCACTAACGCTAATGGTCAAATCGGGCGCTTTGCTGCAATATCTAGCACGGCGGGTACAGCCAACTGGTTTACAAGTGGCTGGAATGACTTCTCCTGTAAGAGGATTGGCGGATGAGTATAGTTTACGTACGCTTTAACGATGGTAAGATCATTGAACTTGTCGCTGCCGCTGAGCAGCCGGGTCCAGAATATCTTAGCTTGGATATTAATGATCCTAGAGTAGCTAAGTACATGTCTGATCCTACAGGCCTGCTAGATGCATTTAAACCACTAACTCCGATCCGGTTGGAGCTTGGCATGCTATATCTTAATCTTGTACCAGATCAGGTAGCGGCGGCTATTGATGCCCTGCCTGAACCTGATCGTACGATCGCTAAGATTTACTGGAACCGTACAGAATGGTTTAAGCGAGATGATCCTATCTTAGCACGAGTATCAGCTGTCTTTGGCTTGACCGAGCAGCAGATTGACGAGGCATGGAAGTATGCCGAACAACTTACATAAGGGCAGTGAAATGAGGGAGTACCTTGACGGTATGCTGGCGTATTCGATCAGCGTATGGGCTCTATTCTATTCATCCGTCCTAGACTACTCCCATGACATCATGACCTTCGGTGGTCTAGTCGTGTTGGCCTGCCGCCTCTATGTAGACGGTGGTCGGGCCTTGAAGAAGTGGAGAGGCAAATGAGTACGAATGCGGCTTCTGAAAGCACACTTGGCACGCTTCACACGAAGGTTGCCAATGTAATGATTGGTATTCTCGATACTACTGAGAAGGCTATTGCAGCCTACGAAGAGGTAGCTGAGACTGCTGATGCAGAACAACTTGCTACTATGGTTAAGCCTGAACTTAGCCCGGCAATGCTTTCTGCAATGACTAAGTTTCTTTCCGATAACAAGATTACTTGTAACGCCGAGGAAGGTGCTAAGACCAGTGCTCTTGAGCAGCGTCTGGCGTCTAAGAAGAGGCGTGTTGGAAATGTAGTCCCGTTCCCTAACGAGGACTGAGCTTATACACTGGAGTGCTTATAGTACTCTAGTAATAAACTCAGCTAGGAAAGGAGTTTAAATGGCGAATGTAAGAGAGACAGAAGAACAGGCACTAGCCCGATGGGGTGATCTGCACCTTCTGCAAGAACATTACGCAGAGTTTAGTACTTTCCTGCAAGAAGTTATTGAAGACTTCATGGGCTTCCAGTGTACGGAAGTACAGCAGGATATTGGTGCTTGGGTAGCTTATGGCCCTAAGTACCGAATGGTGCAGGCTCAGCGAGGTCAGGCCAAGACTACGATTACAGCAGCTTACGCTGTCTGGCGTTGTATCATGGACCCCACTACTAGAGTGCTGATTATATCGGCCGGTAGTGACATGGCTACAGAAATTGCTAACTGGATTATCCAGATTATTATGGGTATGCCCGAACTAGAGTGCTTGCGGCCTGATAGGTCTGCTGGTGATAGATCGAGCGTATCTGCCTTCGATATTCACTACTCCCTTAAAGGACCGGAGAAATCTCCTTCTATTGCATGTATTGGTATCACCAGTAACATGCAGGGTAAGCGCGCCGATCTGCTTATTGCAGACGACGTTGAGTCCTCTAAGAACAGCCAGACACAGGTCCAGAAGGCCCGCATTCATCACTTGACGCTTGACTTCACGTCTATCTGCTCGAATGGTGATATTGTCTGGCTTGGTACTCCACAGAGTATCGACAGCCTTTATAATGGCCTTCCGGGCCGTGGTACAGCTATCCGCATTTGGCCGGGTAGATACCCAACCGAGAAGGAAGAAGAAGGATATGATGGCTTCCTAGCGCCGTGGATTACCGATAGGATCGCTGCTAACCCTAGTCTTAGGACAGGTGGCGGTCCTATTGGTGATCGTGGTCAACCGGTTGATCCGGTACTGCTAGGCGAAGAAACCCTCACTGCAAAGGAAATTGACCAAGGTGCAGCTTACTTCCAGCTACAGCATATGCTTAGTACGAAGCTAGCCGACGCCGATAGGTATCCTTTGAAGACCTCACAGATACGCTTCTGTGGCTTCGATGCCGTGCGTATGAATGCTCCTATGACGCTTAGTTTCGTCCGTACATCGGACAATGAGATTAAGATGCCAGATGGCTTCCCTATCAAAGACAAATTCTATCTTGTCCAGAAGGCCGAAGACTTTGGCGCTCTGATGGGCCCTTATATGTACGTTGACCCCGGTGGCGGCGGTCAAAACGGTGACGAAACCGCATACGCTGTAACTGCATTCTGTGCAGGGCGTGTATACGTTCTAGCATCGGGTGGTGTTAAAGGTGGCCTCGATCCAGAGGTATTTGGCCCACTCACAAGCATTGCGCTGAAATGGCGCGTCAAGGCTATTGCTGTAGAGCAGAACTTTGGTAATGGTGCGCTTAGACAGGTTTGGCAGCCAATTCTCGCTAGAGAGGCTGCTAAGGAAGGTCTAACCATCGGCATTGAGGACGTATGGGAAAGCGGGCAGAAAGAGCTACGCATCATCGATATACTTGAACCATTGTTAGGCGCTGGTAAACTTGTTATGTCTGAGGAACTGATCCTGCAGGACTGGAATAGTATCCAGAAACATCCTAGCGAGATTAGGCACACCTACAGTCTGTTCTGGCAGCTGGCTCGTATTACCCGTGATAAGAAGTCTCTTATCCATGAGGATAGGCTCGATGCTCTGGCCGGTGCAGTACGTATGTGGATTGAGGCTGTCAATCAAGATAGTCTCAAGGCAGTAGCCAAGGCACAGCAAGAAGCATACAAGAAAATGATGCAGAACCCACTAGGCGATGGCCGTACTCTTAGCAAACAGCTACAGAATATACAGGCTAATCGCTTTGGCTTGGGTAAGATAGGAAGGCTAGGAAGATGACAGTTGAGAAGCCCAAATGGGCAACCCTCGTAGAGAACGTTCCTGCTAATCCGGCCAATATTGTCTGGCCTATGGATCAGTGGGGCATTACATCAGACTTGCGTAAAGCTCTGATTCAAGCAGCCGGTTCCGTCAAGGGTGTACCGGAGAAACACGAGCTAATCCTAGCAACGATTATGGTGGGGCTTGCACATATCAAGTCCCGCCGTGGTCGCGATCAGGAACTGCTCAAGAAGCGCGTAGGCGAGATCAAGGCAGCTGCTGTACGCAGACAGCCCCTCGAACGCTTCCATACATATAATGGAGACAAATAATGGCACGTCCTAAGTACCTTAAGCCGTCCAAGCGTGAGTATGCCGGTGATCTTTCCCGTATGCGCGCTGCTCTGGATAAGCTTTTCGACTTCGTTCGCCGTAGTCCGCAGTCTAAGCCAGATGTAGTACAGACGTTCAAGACGTTTGCTAACGCCACTGGTATCGACCTTAATCAGATTCCCTCTACCTCTGTAGTGGTTGCTTCTGGTGTCAAGGTGACTGCTCCGGCTATTACGGGCTCTTATACGAACGGCTATACGTTTACTATCGTTGGTGGTGTTATCACTGCTATCGTAGCAAGCTAATGCCTACTCGTAAGATATACTCGTATCCGGCTGTAAAGCGTGTCTTGGCTAATGGTAAGAAGGCCAAAACTAAGACACGCACAGTCGTGACTAAGAATATACCAAGCATCAAATAGGAGTCTTTATGGCCGATGGCGTAGTAAAGCGCAGGCTTAATAGCCTTAGATGGGGCACTGACCGGCGCACCCTTATTCGTACGCCCGGTACAACTCCGCATATTCCGATTAGCTTTGGTGGTGAGGTTGTAACTCAGCCAGCACCTGTGAATACCTCTTTGCCGGTGGTTACTGGTCTTGATGTTGTCGGCTCTACGCTGACAGCCACAACTGGCTCTTGGAACAACGCAGTATCCTTTGCATACCAGTGGAAGCTCAACGGTACTGGTATCGTAGGCGCTACTGCTAGCACGTATGTTACACAGGCCGGAGATACTGGCGGTGATATCACGTGCACAGTTACTGCTACTGGTCCCGGTGGGAATGCATCTGCTACCTCTGGACAGGCTCAGGTATATGAAGCCGAGGCTTCTGCACTCTTTGCCAAGATGACTACAAGCCCGGCCTCAGTACCGCGTAAGAAGTATATGAATACTCTTATCGTAGACCTGAAAGCTCAGGGTATCTTCTCTAGGCTTGAGGCCATGTGGATACCAGCTGCGCATAGTGCCGAGGCTGCGGCACTCGACTGGAAGGGTAATAACGCCCGTAACCTTATTGGTGTAGGTTCGCCCACGTTTAGTACCGATCTGGGCTTTACGTATAGTGGTCTGAACTACCATAGGACTGGTGTTCTTCCGGCTAGCTCGTCTAACCTGACACAGAATAGTGGTCACATTGGTGGTATGACTGGTAGCACGATTGTAGCTACGAGGGCCCTTGGTGGTGCTCGTGTAGGCTCTGCTGCTAACCAGATCATCCTTGTACCGAGACTGTCTGGCGGCTTCACTGCACGTGTCAACCAAGACACAGGCCCGACGCCTATTGCCTGCCCTCCTGAGACTGCTAACATAGCATTCCTCGGGCACAGGACATTCAGCAACACTGTCGAGCATATTCGTAGCGGTGCTAAGATCGGTGACTCTACAGCCACTAGTTCGGTACGTACTAACTTCGAAGTGTACATCGGCGCTGTTAATGAGTCTGGTAGCTTGGTTCTGCAGCTGCAGGATAGCATTCGCTGGTTCTCACTTGGTCTGAACTTCACCACTGCACAGGCACAATATTATACTGCCCGTATTGAAACTTACATGGCCGGATTGGCCGCTAACGCATAAGGAGATTACATGGCTGCTACTGCAATGATTATCGCAACCCCTGAACAGAAGGCCGCAGCTGAGGCTATTAATGCCGAGGCAGTTGGTGCACAGGTTATGGGCCTGCTCATCAATAACCCTGCAGCTGACCGTCTGGGCTATGGTACTCTCGTCGGCAACTACGTATTTAGCGTCAATACACTGAATGACCCACTGGCTTACCAGTTCTGGCCTGTCCTCGGTGAATTACCTATTCGTATTATCGACATCGACGTCATCTTTCTACCTGTAGAGGTGTAATATGTCTGGATGGAATGATCCCGTGCTCCCTAATGCACGAGTAGACAACAAACCGGGTACAGAAAAGCCCTTTATGAAGCACTCTAGGGTGGTTCTAGGCACTGTCCCACAGCGAAATCACTCGGTCGCTCCGATCCGGTGAAGAAATGGGCCAAACCGGCCCAAAATCCGGCACAGGCCGGGGCAGATTAAGCGATCTGAACCCCGGATGCCCTATCACCCATGCCAGAGGAAACGCGCGTCCTTGGGCAAATATGGGAATTTTAGCGAAAGCGCATAATAGGAGTTAATATGTCTGTATTTAAGCGTGGTTATAACAAGGTTGAACGTCGTGTTCTGCTCCGTAACCTGAAGGCTGCTGCCTCTATCCTGCTCCCGGCAGGTGC